CTGCTTGGCAAAGCCCTGGTATGCCGTCTGAATGGATGCGATGTCCGTACCCATCTTATTGGCGTTGTCCGCCATGTCGGTGATTGCCATATCCGCATACTTGACCGCTGCCTCGGTATCACCACCAAGGGAAGAAATCAGCGAAGCAGAAAAGGATGTGACGGTGGACATATACTGGTTTGCAGACATACCCGCCGTCTTATAGGCGTTGTTGGCATACTCCTGCAGGGAGGCAGAAGAATCCTTGAACAGCGTGTCGATACCACCGACCAACTGCTCATATTCGCTGTAGGCTTCGACCACGGCCTTACCAAGGGAAACGGCGGCGGCTGCGGCAGCAGTAACCACCGCACCCATTGCCACTCCGACACCCTTCAAAACAGAACCGAGTTTCGAGAATTTTCCTTCACTGTCCTCGGCGGCATCTCCGGCATCATCCAGTTCTTCTTCCAGATCGTCAGCAGCATCGGCGGCATCGTCCATTTCACGCTCGGCTTCATCCAAAGCGGTGTTATTACGGTCGAGTTCACGCTCCATATCATTGAGCGCCGCCGTAGCGTTGTTTAACTGAATCTGCCACTGCTGTGTTCTGCGATCATTTTCACCGAAAGACTCGGAGGCGTTGGCAAGAGCCTGTCGCAAGGTCTCAATTTTCTGCTTTTGGGCTTCGATCTCTTTGTTCAGCACCTGGTTTCGTGCTGTGAGGGCTTCCACGGAGGTGTCGTTTTTGTCGAACTGCGACTGTACGACTTTCATTTCCGAGCCGAGAACTTTGAAGGACTGGTTGATATCGGACAGCGCCTTCTTGAACTCTTTTTCACCCTCAAGACCGATTTTCAGACCAAAATCATCTGCCATCTATACCACCTCCTTCGTCAGATTCCGGCAGGAATAATGTCATCAATGAACATTTCCCGTTTGGGTTTTGCCAGCCCGTTATACTGTTTGTGGCACTCCCAAAGATCCAGGAGTAAACCAAACGGCATCAGCCACACTTCATCCTGGGTCAGATGAAGGTGGGCGATGCCGTAATATAAAAGCCGAGTAAATAACTCTTCGTTACTTACTCGACTACCGCGTTTTTTGAGTCAGACTCACTTTCAACATTGCGTTTGGTGCCCTTATACAGAGCCTCGGTGATTGCTACCTTGTAGGAAGCCAGGTCAACGGGAGTAGTGAGCAGTTCCACCACTTCCTCGGTGAGCAGTTCACGCTTATCATCCTTGTTCTTCAGATTGTGGACGAGGATGGACTGGTTTGCCAGAAGCGTAATCAGCCACACGATCTCACCGATGGCCATCTCGAAGTTCTCGGACTTCATCAGCTTATCGCCCAGGTTCTCCAAGCCGCCGTAACGTCCGGCGATTTCCTTGGTAGCCTTGGTGGTCAGAAGCAGAGTGTATTCCTCATCACCGATGAGGATATTGGCAGAGCGTTCAGTAATCATAGGTCATCCTCCTTATTCAGCGGCTTCGGTAGTATAGGAAGGCTCGTACACTTCCGAATACCAGTTGGTGATCACATCAGCGGCAACAGCAGCATCACCCTCGGTGACCTCTGCCTTCCAGGGATGCTTGTTCTGACCGTCCACCTTGTTACGGCGCAGGATCGTGCCTTCGATGGTGGGGGTGCTGAAGGTGATGCTGTCACCCTTGGTAGCAAGGTTCGTGGCAGGAACACCGAACTTCACACGGTACAGCCAGTAATACTTGTACTTGCCATTGGACTTCTTTGCACGGAAGCCAACAGCCACAGGAGCGCCACCGTCCTCACTTGCGGAGACCACGACACCGTTGGCATCAATGGTTGCGCCAGTAAGATCGGAAGCGGTGGATGCGCCGATATCATCAACACCCAAAGAAAGAGTGCCGGACTTGAACTCCTTGACGATTTCGGAAGCGCCGTCATCGGCATAAAGGGTTGCCTCCGCAAGTTCTACGGAGAGGTCGGCAGTCATTGCCTTTGCCAACTGTACCGGGGTCTCATAGGTTTCGTTGCCGTTTTCGTCCTCGGTGATTTTGGCGTAATACAGTTTATCAAGACCGATAGTAGCCATGATTTATTCCTCCATTTCATAGTGTTTTGCTACATCCACAGCGTAGTGGTGGTAGCCTGTTTCGGTTTCATAACCGATGTATCTGCGGTCGGTTATGGTGAAGTCAAATGCCAGAAGCGCTTTCACAACAGCGTTCTTTTCCTTTGTGTAGCTGCCCTGGGCATATAAAGATAGTCGAGCCTCCTGCACATCATAGCCGGGAGTGTTATCTGCATGGAGGTCGAAGGTGTCCGTGAGCGGAACCACCACAATGTACTTCGCAGGGGCGGTATCACTGAACACACCTGTTTCAATAGGAAGATCCAAGCCGGAAAGTGCCGTCTGGATATCGGATAGTACGCTCATAACTTTCTGACCTCCTCTTCAAATTTCTGCTGCATCGCGGCTTTACACGCAGCCTTCGATGCCGATTTCGCAGGCTTCAAAAAAGGCTTCGGTGGCTGACCGTGTTTGCCATATTCGATGATATTGGCGAGTTTTGCGTTACTGCCGCCATCACTGCGAGGTTCGGAAAAGCCGACCTTCACGTTGTGATTGCCGTTCTTATCCGTTTTAGCAGGGGTCAGACCCAACGCAGACTCCAATTCGCCCGTGGATCGAGACTCATATTTTGTTCCGGCACCGACCACGGAAGAAAGGTTGCTCTGTACCTTCTGCAGGACAACTTCGCCGCCTGCTTCCAGGACGGTTTCTGCAACCGCATCGAAGTTACTGCCAAGACGGGACATCCTTTCCAGGAACTCGTCCGGCATCTTAATATCAACCTTTGCCAACGGTAGCCACCACCTTTTTGGCAAGAACCTCCGTGTACATTCCACGGCCTTTCACATCCTCAACAGAGGTGATTTCGTAGCGGTCACCATCGCACACGATGATGTGATCGGTGGTGATGCCGATGCCGGGAATGACGCGAAAACGAAACAGATCGGTTGCTTCGGAGAATGCAGCGAGGTTTGCCCAACGCTCACTTCCGTGGCGACCTTCTCTGTAAACACGGACAGAAGCGAGGACTTCATCCACCGTAGTAGTGAAGCCCTCGCTGTCCTTGACCTTTTTGATAGCAACAATGTCGGCAAAGCCATTCATTTTTCCGAAACTCATATCACACCTTCCAATCTCGGTCGAGCCGTAAAAGAAGGGTGACCGTGTTCCAGATTTGCTGTCCGGCTTGCACATTGTCGGCAAAGAAACCGCCTGTGGAGCCGTCACGGGACTCGTAAAAATGCGATGCCAACATAATCACTGCCTGTTCGGTAGTGGCTGGCATCGCATTCTCGGAGTAGTGTCCCGCAGGGATATGCTGATAACTTTCTGCATAAGAAACGGCGGCAGTGATGAAGCGTTCAATCAGCCCATCATCTGCCGAGTGTTCCAGAATCAGATTCTCTTTGACCTTGGGAAGAAGTTCACTCATCACTGCCACCTCCAATCTTAGGCAGTAGCCATCTTGAGAACCTTAACGGCTTCGGGGAGAACCAGCTTGCCGTCCACACGCTCCTTGGCAACGAAGCCAACCATGCCGTTACCGGCGAAGAGTTCCTTCAGTTCCGCAAAGGAACGAGTGCCACGGTCACCGATGTTGTAGTAGTTGTAGTCACCGAAGGCAACCGCAGGCATACCCGCAGTGATTACAGGGAAATAAGGAGAGGTGTAAACCTCGTAGCCCAACAGTCTGCCGGGTTCGCCTGCCTGGATGGAATCCTGCCAGAGGTAACGACCGTTCTTGTCAGTCAGCTTGCGGATGGCTGCCAGAGTCTGATCGTTGCAGAGGAACTTGGCATTCTTACGGTAGGGACGCTTGAGGGAGTACACCAGGTCGATGAGTTCATCGGAAGTGATCTCGGTCGCAGAAGCGGCAGTCACACCGATTTCAGCACCGCCTTCATCGGCAAGCAGACCCAAAGGCTGACCTGCGCCGGTACCGTTGATGAAAGCATCCTCTTCGGCATTGGCGAGAGCCTTGGCAAACTGACGGAGGATGTACTTCTCAAGCTGGAAAGCATTGTCGTACAGAAGTTCCTCGGTCACCTTAACGGCAACGTGCAGCTTGTGGGCATCCAGGTTGATCTGGGCGAACTTCGCATCACCCCAGGTGAGTTCCTCGCCCTCATCGATCCAGGCTGCCGCAGGCTTGGTGGCTGCGATATTGATCTTACGCTCACCGCTGGTAGTGATAGTGTGACCCAGCTTACGGAAGATGTTCTCCTCGGTCAGAGCCTCAATGAGGCGGGAGTCATACTCTTCGGGAACCAGGTAGCCACCATCGGCATCAACGCCCTCCTGGAGAATATTGGACACCTGGCGGAAGTTGGTGCGGAGTGCCTTGAGCATCCCGTCCTTGTAGGCATCGGATGCACGGCCGGTCTTTGCCTTCTGGCCGTCCGCAGGCTTGCCGTTCATGGGCTTTTCGGTGATGGGAGTAGAAGTGGGCTTGGAAAGCTGTGCATCCATAGCGGACATGGCTTCCATACGCTCAATTTCAGCACCGTAGTCCTGAACCTTCTTTTCCATCTGGGCATAGGTCTTGGCATCCTCATCGGAAAGCAGACCGTCTTTGTCGCGCTTGGTCTCTACAAAAGCCTTTGCAGCTTCCCAAGCCTGGTTACGCTTTTCGCGCAGCTCGTTGATAGTCATAATAAATTACCTCCAATTTTTAATGAGATTGAGCCGATCCATAAGGTCATCGGCTCTGTGTTTGTGGGTGGGTTTGGGTTCGATTGCACACTTGGTGGCAATCTTGTCCATGAGGGAATTGACCACGTTGGCCTTGGAATACAGCATGGAGACTGTAGGTGCTTCCACATCCTCGGTATCGCCGGAACGCTTCATGATTTCATCCGCAAAGCCGAGTTCAACGGCTTTATTGGCGTCCATCCAGGTTTCGGCATCCATGAGGTGGGACAGCTTTGCACGGGACAGCCCGGTCTTGATTTCGTAGGCATTGATGATGGAATCCTTAACGCTGCCAAGCATATCGATGGCTTTCTGCATTTCGCCGGAGTCACCGAAGGCAATCGTCATGGGGTTATGGATCATCAGCATGGATACCGGGGACATCAGAACCTTGGTGCCTGCCATAGCGATAACGGATGCTGCGGAGGCAGCGATGCCGTCAATCTTGACCGTGACATTTCCCTTGTAGTCCATCAGCATATTGTAGATTTGGGCCGCCGCAACGCAGTCACCGCCGGGACTGTTAATCCACACGGTGATGTCGCCGGAGCCTGCCATCAACTCATCCTTGAAAAGCTGTGGAGTGACATCGTCATCAAACCAACTTTCCTCTGCGATGGTGCCGTTCAAGAACAGCGTTCTCTCCGCCGGAGCCATCTCCGTCTGTGCCTGGTTCTTCCACTTCCAGAACTTCTTCATCGGGATTTTCCTCCTTTCCGTTATCAGTAGGTGTATTTGCAAAAGCCCCGGCATTTTTCAGCGGGAGCATATTGCCGTTGATGAGGTACAGGTCGCCACCGTCTTCCGCAGGAATGCGGTCGAGGTTTTCCAGTTCACGGATGTCATTTGCGGACATCCAACCGTTCTGGCGACCAATGGCGTAGCCGTTCATACGGCTTTGGTAATCGCCTCGGAGCAGACCTTCCACATTGAACTTCACAAAATACACAGCCTTTTCATCGTGGGACAGGAGCGCCCGCTGAATGGACTGCTCCCAACGAATGACCCAGGGGTCAAGGGTGTATTTCACAAACTCAAGGGACTGCTGCTCAATATTAGAAAAGCTCGACTTCTCCAGATCACCGACCATGTGGGGCGGGACACGGAAAATTCGAGCAATTTCATTGATTTGGAATTTGCGGGTCTCAAGGAACTGCGCCTGTTCCGGCGAGATGCCGATGGGCGTATATTTCATACCTTCCTCAAGCACCGCAATCTTGTTAGCGTTTCCGCTGCCACCAAAGGTGGACTGCCAACTCTCACGCACACGCTGCGGATCTTTGATGGTGCCGGGATGTTCCAGGACACCACCAGGAGCAGCGCCGTTTGCGAAGAACTTGGCACCGTACTCCTCACAGGCAATCGCCATGCCGATAGCGTTCTTTGCCATTGCGATGGGGCTATAACCCACAAGACCGTCAAAGCCAAGTCCGGGAATATGAAGCACATCGGAAGGCTGAAGCGTTACCGCAAAATCCTTATTCTTAATGGCTTCATCGGGACCGCGGTAGTAGGTGTAGTACAGACGACCGCGTTCATCTCTGTCCACGGACATCTTGTTCGGCATCAGCGGATACAAGGCAACAACCTCATTTTTGCCGTTGCGGATGACCTGGGCATAAGCGTTGCCCCACAGGAGCAGATGGGTCATGAGTGTCTCACGGAACACGAAAGAACTCATTTCCGGGTTTGGCTCATCGTGAAGCAAACGGTACAGAGGATGGTCGAGAGCCTTTTCCTTTCCACCGTCATCGTTGTACTTGTAGAGATGCAGCGGAAGACCCGCCACAGCCTCTGCCAGGATACGGACACAGGAATACACGGCAGTCATCTGCATGGCAGACCGCTCTGTTACATTTTTGCCGGAGGACGTTCCACCCATATAAAAGGCATAGGAACTTCCGGCTGTACGGTTTTGAGGCTTATCTCTGGATTTGAACAGCCCAGAAAAGATACCCATCACACATCACCTTCTTTCAGTCGTTCTCGCAGAGAATCAAAAAACGCCCTGCCTTTGATGGGAAGTCCGGCAGCAAGCCGTTCATCCTCAAAAGCAAAGCGTGTTTCCAGTTGCTCAACGGAGTAGTGTTTCAAAAACGTGCGCCAAGTGCGAGAGTCCCAATCACGCAGTTGCGCCCATAGGTCTGGGAAGTGCTTACGC